TGATCAAATCCTCTGTCAAGAACCTCCATCATTATTTCTTTTAAATCTCCAAAATCCATCACCATCCCCTCGTCTGATACTCCTTTTGTTTCTACTATTTTATCATCTACTCCAACTTCAATCTTGTATCTGTGGCCGTGAAGTGAAGCACATTTTGATTTGTGATTCGTTACACGGTGACCCAAATCGATTTCTATTTCTTTGGTGATTAACATCTTTAATACTTATCTTGTAATCTATTAAGTATACATGTAGTAGATTTGATCATCAAGTAAAGTTATGCACACCCCTTTCCCATCCTCAAAGCCTTGTATTGGCTGTCTGCAACCAAGTAGATGCTCCTACCAGGCACCCAAGAATTGGGATTCCGACTTAGAGAATGGGAAAGAGGGAGGAATTGCTTCCTCCCGGCATCAAACACCACGCTTTGTCCCCGACATCAAAATCGAGAGACGAGTGCAGTAAATGAAATCGTTGGCTTTAGCCAACTCTTTGACGAGAGGCTCTCTTGCTTCAAGCTCCTCTCGTGTTTGACACAATGGCATCAAACGGATCTCAGGACTGCCACTCTGACGAAGGTGGGAAACAATCGAGAGGATCTCAGGAATGTCTCCTTCGTCAGATACAACGAATTTGAAGTTGACTTTGGGATTCTCAGCAAGCTGAGACAAGGTCTTCTTTTTAATTCGAAGCGATTCAGGATCCAAGGCGTTGGCAAGCTTGGGAGAGCAGTTTACCTGATCAATCAAGCCTGCAAACTCAGGCCGAAGAGGAACCGTCCCATTGGTTTCCACTTCAACAAACCAACCAACTGCCTTCAATGCATGAAGGAGATCAGTCAATTCTTTTTGTTGAAGGAGGGGCTCTCCTCCAGAAATCACCAACGACTGAATCTTCCCTTCACTCTTCTCCAGTATTTGAAGAAAGAGATCATCGACCGAAATCGAATGCTCTTCTTTCTCTTTTGCAAACTTGATTGGATGAGCAAACTTGGTGCCCTCCCAATTCCAAGTGTGTGGAGTGTCGCACCAGATGCAATGAAGATTGCATTGAGACAACCGAAGAAACACAACTGGCTTCCCCGCATTCTTTCCCTCTCCTTGGATTGTAGGTCCAAAGATTTCATTTACTTTCAACATGGTATTTTCTCCTTTCAAGGAACAATTGAACAACTCTCAGTATACTTGATTGGAGCAAGATCTTCAAATTCGAAGGTGCATAACTCCTTTTTTATTTATGTAGATATAGTCTCTTTATTTCCCTCATACTAGATTTAAAGCATGATTCTTTTCATGTGTTACAATGTAGACTCGTTTAGAAAAAATTCCCTCCAGCTAAACCTGATACTATTTACCAGATCGCCTTCTTTTTGTTTCAACCAACGAGGAGATTTATCTACAGATGAGGTCGCCCGTTGTCAGAGAAGACATTGCGGGCAATTTGGATCTGTAGACAAACCTTGGACATATTTCGCCTATTTGTTTTGTAGATTGCGAGAACTACAACATTGTAAGTTGTAACACAAGAAAACCCCGAAAGGTTTAAACCTTCGGGGCTATCTTGGTGAGTACGTGTGAAAGAGACAACACAGTCTGGAAACTTCGACTTTGAACTTTGCAGATTGTGTTGTGTGTTGCTCTTTTCACAACACAATCTTATCGTACCTCCTTTTTAAAGTCAAGTCCAGTTATGCACACTCTAATTAATAGGGAATGTCGTCAGAATTTTCCACGTCTTCCCCATATGTAGGAGATGAGGGCTCTTCTTGTGATTGAGGAGATGATGATTGAGGCTGCTTTGTTCCAAACTGAATTGAATCTCCAACAACCTCAGTTCGATAATGTTTAACGCCATCCTTCTCCCACGATTGAGTTTGAAGTCTTCCTGTCACCAAAGCTTCAGCTCCTTTATTGAGAAATTTTGCTGTATTTTCGGCTTGTTTCCCAAAAAGGACGACGTTGTGATATTCGACACTCTCCTTCTTTTCTTTATCTTTTGTTGTGTAAATATGATTGGTGGCAATACTTAGATTGCAAATACTCATACCACTTGGGAGTGCTTTGAGTTCAGGGTCTCGAGTAAGGCGGCCACAAATAACTACTTGATTTAAATTGATTGACATATTTAGTATGAGGCTAATTGATTAACTTTTTCTTCTATTTCTCTAATTGTTGCGAGTTCGTGTTGGCGATAGACTTCTATATCTCTAGCCAACTCCTTCCTTGTTAGTGTAATCCAATGAAGAGGCTTTTGAGGAATTCGAGGATCAAAAAATACAAAGTAAAGTGTCTGAAGTTTTTCATTGACGATAAATCCTTGGAGGCACTGGCGAACATATTCAGAAGGGATTGTTTGTTCAAAATATGCCATCAAGTGGCGAGCTGAAGACAGACATTTGACCTCAGCAACCTCCTTTGATGAGATACAGCCGTCTGGTGAATATGCCATACTTTCATCTTCATCAGAGATCCAAAGAATAAGATCATTTTTAATCTTCTTTTTAGCCATTTTAGCAAACTCTTCAAGTGCGGACCCCTCAAGTCGCACTCCACGATCGATTGGTGTTTCGTTTCCTTCTTCAGGAACAGCAAGGCGTTCAGCCAACACCTCATAAAATCCAATCTTGTATTCTCTCTTTCCAAGAAGTTCTGATTTATACTTGTCAGGTACCAAATTCTCAAGAATTTCCTTCTTATCACTCTTCTTGTATTCAACTCCTTCTCGATCTAGAATCTTTGAGATCTCATCCTTTGTCACTTCTTTGACGGCAAAAACCTCATTAAGTTTAGATCCTGTAATCTTCCCAAGGCGGGCCTTGAGCCAGTCTTCTCGACTGTCGTATGTTACTGATTTCATTGTTTTTCTTCCTCAATTGTTTCTTCCTCAGGAGCGACCTCGGCCTCCTTTGGTTTTTTAAAACTCTTCTTCTTTTCTTCTTTTGCTAGGAATACTGCAGGATTTGTCTTAAAGATCCCAGGAAGTGAAAGCCAGTATTTTGCAAGGGCGTAGTCAGACTTACACTGACCAATCTTCTCTGTAATTTCATTGATTTCATCCTGAGCTTTGAGTTGTTTTGACTCCTCAAACGCTTCCATTTCTTCGCTTGAAGCAATCTCTCCTTCGGCACCATATCCAAGGAGAGCCAAAGCTCGTCCCGTTGCAATGGTTTCCAATTTCTCGAAAATCTTCTCAGTTCCATCATCTTTTCCTGTGGCATGTCCAGTTGCTTCAGCACTTCCAACATCTCCACGATCTTTTGTGATGTGGCAACTAAAAATGATTCGATCAGTCAAAAATGCATAGGTTGGCATGATTGATCCTCGAGGGCAATCTTGACGAAATTCAAGGAGGCGATCCTTTACTTTTGCGTAATTGATCGTCATCTCTTTCATTTCTCCAGTCTTGCGATCTTTGTACTTCTTTGTGATCCTTGTGACTTTTGATGTTTTAACTCCCATGATATTTTATCCAATTACTACTAAAACTTTGCATTATCAACCCAATTCTGAGCCTGCTTGATGGCTGTCTCCTCCTTCTTGAAGTTCTCTCTTCCTACTGGAAGAAAATCCCAACCAGCCTTTGTTTTTCTATATCGACGAACTACACATCCTGAAGCTCGCATTGTGACGACCGCTCGTCTCCTATCATTAGTGATTTCCATATTAACTCAAGAGGTCTGTTGGGATCTTCAAAAGAGATAGAGATTCTGATGTTTGTTTCTTTAGACAAGCTCGCTCGTGTGAACTCAATCCTGTTCCTCCTCGACATGCTTTATTGCAATACCGACATCGTTTTGTAAAGAGATGTCTTTTGTGTTTCTTTGAAGCTTTCCTTTTCTGATCAACAATGATCTCAACTGGACCATCTAGAGATACTCCAAAATATCGATTGAATAATTCTGAGGCCTCCCTCTTGTTTTCACTTGCAACTACAACTGTGCCATTTGTTATGGTTAGTTTCATATTATTGATTATTTTCGTTCATTATAATTCTTTGGATCTTTTCTCGTGATTTCAATTCTTGGTCGGCTAGCTGTGAGACTGATTCAAATTTTTCTTCAAGAGTATCTGTACTTTCTTGAATTTCATCTGCTTCGTCCCACTCTTTTTCCAACATAATATTTTTACGTTATTGATTAATATATAAAGCATACTCCTTTTTGAATTCTTGTCAACTATAATTAGTAACATAATTGTTGTTGTCAAGGATAGGGAAAGAGAGTATGATATACTCATGACAAATATATATAAAGCAGATCAGTGTGCATATGTAGATTACAAGGGGATGTTAGTTCAAGTAAAAATAATAGAAGTCAAAAGTTCATATGGGAGGATCCGATATGTTGTATCTCCTATTGCGGGGAAGGGAACAGCTGTTGTAGAAAATCTAATAGACAAGCCTCAAAAGTTATCCACCGACAAAAAGAGCCCAGAGTAACAATAGTTAGGTATAATACCTAAGGATGGCTTGTACCTCACAAAGTAATAGGTTCTCCTCTGCGCTGCTATAAATAATACACCTCCATCATCACGTTGTTAATCTTGACAACTTCTCCAACCTTGGTGCAGAACCCAAGCCATCACGCCGATACTCGGAGTCAATATTTTTCTGCAATATTCTTCACTTTCTACACATAGAGAGATTACGCAGGACTACAAGGTCTGGATCGATACCAGACATCGGCCATATTATAAATAAGCAAATCATAACAAATGACGCTCTAAAAACAAAGAAGCAGACTTTTTAATAATTACTTTTACTTATGCCAGAAACCCCAGACCTTACACTAAACAAAGAAGAGATGGATGCCCTTACAAAGGATCTTCAAGCAGTTTTAATTAAACACAATGCGGACATGGGAGTTCAGTCAACTATTACGTTGATGAAATCTCCAGGAATCCCAACCCCTTATGGAGAAGACAAGAAAGAAGAGGACAACAAATCCATCACCGAGGCAGAGAGTGGCAGCGAAAGCGGTAGCCCAGAACCTTCTTAGTCCTAACCCCGTCTCAATGGGGAAAGTTCTAGAGTCGGTCGGATATGGAAGGGTGTGTGATCAGCCGAGCCGAGTGATAGAATCAGCTGGATTCCAAAATGCTCTTGAGGAATTAGGATTAAAAAAAGCCCTACTTACCCAGGGAATTAATCCCCAGAAAATAGCTAAGAAAATAGATGTCCTCCTTGAAGCCGTAGACAGCTCAGGAGCTGATGACTACACAGCAATTGACAAAGGATTAAAGCATGCAACGGCTATATTTGGAATTATTCCAGACGCACCTCCAACGCAAACAAAAAACACCTACAACTTCATCTTTAGTCCAGATGTCCAACAGAAGATAAAAACAATGGAGGCAGAAATTAAAAGCTTCTTAATTCAAACACCAAATGCTGAACCGTCTCAAGAGGATGTGGAATCTCAGTCAGAAGGATCCTGAGATTCTCAACAATCTAACAGAGGAACAAATTAAATTAATTCCAAATGCTGGAGACGGCAAAGCAGTATTCATTCCTGAGGGGACAGAAGAAGATTTCAAGGAGTTTGAGAACGAAGAGAAGGGAATTAAGGGAATTTTTGGGATATGAGATATGAGCACACCCCAAGACCTCTAGTGGAAGATCATTACCACATTCGAATGCTTATCGAAGGTCAAGAGAAGAAGGCAGAAGATCGAACCTATCATCTCAACAAAGCTAAAAATACCGCAGAGAGACAGGAGCTAATTCAAGATGCTAAGCCCCTTGTCTTAACTGAATTCTATTGCGAAAAGTGTAGAGAGGACTTTAGAGCGCAGAGTATCAAGGAAGTTGAAGTTGACTGGAGTAATCCTAATCAATCTATTGCCTTCTATAAAACAAAATGCTTTGAAGGCCATTGGTGTATTCGATTAATTACTGACAAACATCGAGATGGATATTGGATAAAGTCACGAGCAGTACTTAGGGATCGAGGAGTTCATTATAAAGACACACTCCAGCCGTTTGAGACTGGATATAATATGCTGTATAAGAAAATATAATTATGCAAGGAATTGATTATGGACGAGAAGTTTCAACAGGATCATATGACAAATTTGGACCTGGAGATATAGGGAAGGTGGCTGGGAGCACTCTAGCGAGAATTGACACCCAATTTAGCTATGAGAAATACATACACGAGATTCATTGCTTGATTGATCAAATCGAAAAGAAAACTCGTCCGGTATGCTTGGATGTTGAAGGAATGATACGTCAAGAGAAGCCAACATTTCCTGATTCAGGAACTCTGCTTGAATCTAGTTTGCGAGCAATCATGAATAGATTGGAAACAATCAATGAATCAATAATTGTTTAATTATGGAAAGCAATCAAATAACAGCAGGATCCTGCTATCCTAGTGGAGGAAATAGATGTCCAAATTGTGGATATTGTCCTCATTGTGGAAGAGGAGGCTGGCCAAATAATTATTGGGGACCTTGGTATGGACCAAGTGTGACTCTTTGTGGAAATACTACAACTGCAGTTGCTGGAACTACTACTCTAAATAATCAAACAAACAATGCAAATACTGGGCAATAGAGTTCTTGTCTCTCGACTTGAAGAAGAGACAAAAGAAGGATTTCAAACAGTCGATGTCGTCGATTCGTTTATTTATAAAGGAATGATTGAGCAGGTTGGAGAGAGTCCTTTTGCTCTTAAAGGAATGTCGACTACTTCTCCATTTATTGAAACAGGACTCCAACCAGGTCAGCGAGTAATATTTGCAAAGTATTCTCCCGACACTCAAGAGATTGAACATGGAGGAGAGAAGATGAAGATTGTAAACATTGACGATATTTTAGCTATTCTATGAGTAAAGAAATACTAAGAGGACACGAGGCGCGAATGAGAGTCAAGGCAGGAATTGATAAAGCTTGTGATGCTGTTCGTCCAACACTTGGAGCTGTAGGGATGACTGCATTTATTGAAGTTCCAGGATTGGATCCAATTGAGTGTGATGATGGAGTAACCATCCTTAGACAGCTTGACTTCAAAGATAAATATGAAAACATTGGACTTCAAATGCTTCGCAAGGCGGGTGTCAGAACTTCAGTCGAAGGAGGAGATGGGACGGCAACAACAACAGTTCTTACTCAAGCAATACTTACAGAAGCTTTCAAAGAGCTTGGGGAAGACGGATCGAGAAGTCGAGAAATCAAAGAAAGACTAATCAAAGGATTAGAAGAAGTTCTTGCAGGACTAGATTTTATTAAGAGAGAGGTTGCCGAAGACGACATAGAAAAGATTGCAACAATTGCTTCTTTGGATACAGATGTAGCAAAACTAATTGCTGAGGTGATTAAGGAGGTTGGAATTAAAGGAGTTGTCACTGTTGAGAAAGGGGCTCAGCTTGGTTATTCAAAAGAGGTAGTCAAAGGAGCTCGATTTGATAGAGGGTTGATCTCTCCATACTTCGTCAATGATCATCAGAATATGCAGACAGTCCTTGAGAATCCCTATATTATTCTTGTAGATCGAAAGATTAGTACTAATGAACAAATCATCTCTCTATTGAATTCAATTGGAACAGGGAATGATATTCTAATTATTGCTGACGACGTTGATGGAGTTGCTCTTGGAACTCTTGCTCAAAATGCCGTCAATAAAGTGGCAAACATAGCTTGTGTACGGAATCCATATACTGCATCTCCAGCACGAGACTTTCTTCTTGATATGGCAGCTCTTACGGGAGCAACAATCATTTCAGAGGAGAGAGGAATGAGACTTGACAAACAAACAAAAGAAGTTTGTGGACGAGCTGAAAAAGTCATTGTAACTAAAGATCGAACAACCATCATTGGAGCTACAGAAACTCCAGATCTCTGGGATCGAATTAAGGTTATTCAAGGAGAAATTGATACAACAACTTCAGAGTATCAAAAAGAGATTCTTGGTGATCGCTTAGCTGCTTTGACAGGAGGAATTGGAGTGATTCGAGTTGGAGCCTACACAGACACTGAATTCAATGCAAAGAAATACAAGTTTGAGAATGCCATTAATGCCACTCAGGCAGCTCTTCAAGAAGGGATCCTTCCAGGAGGAGGAGTAGCTTTGGCAACAGTTGGCTTCTCTATTGCTGATCCGATATTCAGGAATGCATTAATGAGTCCTTTTGGACAAATGATTATAAATGCAGGAATGAGTCGTCAAAGTAAGTTTGAGAAGTTCTTTGGCATTCGTAAAAGAATAGGAATAGATGCAACTAATGGGATTGGAATCGACTTCAAAAACAAGAAGTATGTCAATATGTTTGAGGCAGGCATTGTAGATCCCTTCAAAGTAACTCGTCTTGCTCTAGAAAGTGCTGTTGCAATCACGTCTGCAGTCGTAGGAATGGAGGTAGCAATAACTAATGAAGATGAAAATAGCATTTGATGTAGATGACACACTAATCATTCCTAGAATTGTCACTGGGCTTCCTTTTGAAACTCCAAACTATGACACTATTGCAATCTATAGATGGTTTCAAACACAGGGAAATGAAATGATTGTATGGAGTGGAGGAGGTGTCGATTGGGCAATGAATTGGGCAGAGAGACTTAATCTTCAGCCATGTACAATCAGAATCAAACAGAAGTCAGAAGATGTTGATATGTGTTTTGATGATTGTGTTGTCGATCTTGCCAAAGTCAATGTTAGAGTCAAAAGAATAAAGAACTCAATCGATAGAAAGGACTACAATCTTCATACTGACTTCTTTAATGAAAAAGGAAACTAAGCAATATTACTCAATTCTTCAATGGATAGTTACTGAAGGAATTGTAAACGAAAAAGGTGAAGCTTTTGACTTTACCGATCGCCCATTCCTCCTGGATATCTTGTGTGATTGGAATCCAACAATTGTTCTTACTGCTTGTGCTCAGGTTGGAAAGAGTGTTACCTTCTCAATTAAGTCACTGTTTGCAATTAAATACTTGAGGTTCAATGCCATCTATACAATGTCGTCCGATGATGACGTTCGAGAGTTTGTATCGTCAAAGATGAATAAGATCATTCAGGCAAACTACCATGAGTTTGAAGGAATGGAGACTGACAACATTGAAAGAAAGGAGCTTAATGATCGTTTCATCTTCTTTAAGGGAACTAACTCAAAGACTGCTGCAATTTCAACAACTGCAGACCTCCTGATTCATGATGAGATTTCTCGTTCAGATCAGGGAGCAATTGAGACATACAAATCTCGAACCAAAGCCTCTCAATACAAAGGGAGATGGATGTTTAGCAACCCAGGAACAGAACGAGATGAGTTGGATATTCAGTTTCATAAGTCAGATCAAAAAGAGTGGACTGTGGACTGCCCTCACTGTAAGAATTCACACTTCCTCCAATGGCCAGAAAGTATCGACCTGGAGAAAAAGATATATGTTTGTAGAGAATGCAGGGAGCCAATCTCAGATGACGTTAGGAGGCAGGGGAAGTGGGTCGCTCAAAATCCAGGAGCAAAGACAAGTGGATATCACATCTCTCACTTAATGTGTCCATGGATTAGTCCTGAAGAAATTATAGAAGATTCAGAAGGGGATCCTGCCTACTTCAACAACTTCGTTCTTGGAAAGCCTTTCAGTCCTGGAGATCTTTCTGTTACAAAGACAACCATTCTTGATCTATGGACTCCAAACGACCTGAATACAACGGGGAATGTATTTCTCGGAATAGACGTAGGAAACATCAAACATTATGTTGTTCGATCAGAGAAGGGATTAATTAAGATTGGGAGAATAACAAAAGACTCAGAGATTGATGACATTATTGATTACTGGAAGCCTACTGCTGGAGTTATTGATGCTATGCCAGACAACACTTTGTCAAAGTATCTTGTCGAGAAGTATCCATTCATGAAGATGTCTTTCTTTCAAGAAAACAACAACAATCCTCAAACAATTGTTTGGTGGGGAGATGGAGATAAAAGAGGAATAGTATATTCACACAGAGATAGGATCCTCGACAGACACCTGACAAACATGATTGAAGGCAAGCATTCGGTAGGCCTTAAAGCAGACAAAGAGTTCATTCTTTACGTCAAACACTATGAGACACTGAGGCGGACAAAAGTAGTCAATAATAAAGGAATTGAGCGGTATGTTTGGGATTCAACAACTGGGGAAGATCACTACGTATTTGCTGATCTATATTCCTATCTAGCTATGCTCTCTCAAGGATCTGGAACATTCTTTGGGGAAGTAGCCAAACAAGACGTTCCTTCTGTCTTGGGAGCTGATAATGTATATGATGTAAGTAGGGCATTTAATGAAAGTAATCAATAGTATGGACAAAATAGCGATATATATTCCCGATTTAGAAGCACAAAAGTATGTGCTATTTCAGCAGTATTTTGAACCCTTTTCCATTATGATTGATAGTGATTTGTTTTCTATTCGAAATGGATCTGCAACACTTCACTTCGATTCTAATGGAACTCTCCAAACAATAAACCGATCCGATGTTCTTTATTCAAAAAGACATCAGTTATCCACAGGCAATCAGTAGCCGGAGTTGCCTTTTCATTATAGAATTATCATAACAACCAAATACTAATCTAACCCCAAACAACGGGCAGAATCTCATACGAGCTTCTGTCCGTTTTGTGTTATGAAGATTGATATTAAATCATTAAATGATTCACAAAAGAAAGACCTGGTAAACAACCGGTGGAATTCATCGTCTGAGGTCTGGGATATCATAGAGAAGATATATAAGCAAAATATAGCAATCTACTCAAATCAGTCTTCGTGGCTTGAAAACATCAATCATGTACGAAAGAAGTGGATAGTTCAAGCCAATAGAATCTTTGTAAATATGGAAGCTGTGATCAACTCTCTGATTGCCAACCCTCCAGGAATCAATATTCTTCCGGCAAGAGACGGAGAAGTCGCTCAAGACTTCGCTCGTAAACTTGAACGATTCTTCCAAAAGAAATATCTAGACCTTAATGCCAAAGAGGTGATGCGAATGGGACTTCGAAATCTCTACTTTGCTCGACTTCTCGTCATAAAGCCATTCTGGAATCCTCTGATTAATGATTTTGACTTCCGAGCAATAGATCCTCGAAAGATACGAGTAGGGAAATATGCTAGAAAGGAAGTAGATACAGAGTTTGTTATAGAGGAGATTGAAGATAATCTCTGCGCAGTCTGCGATAGATTTCCAGAAAAGAAGGCAGAGTTAATGAAGAAGTTTGGAATCAGCTCTGATGCCGATCTTTACATTAAGAATCCCGACTGTAAATACAAAGAAGCATGGATTCAAGACTACGTTGTGTTTAAGATGGAAGAAATCATCCTTGGATGCATTAAGAATCCATACTGGGATTGGGATGGCATTTTAGTTACAGAAGAAGAAGAGCAAGAACTCTCCACCCTTGAGGGAGATGGACGACGATCTAAGATTCAACAAATTAAATCAGAACAAGAGCAAAGAATGCAGTCTCAACTAGCAGTCGGAAGCTCAGATGCAGAAGATATTCAAGAAGGAGAAGTGAGTGAAGTTGAGCCAAAGATTGAATACAAACCATACTACTTCAACTACTTCGATTTCCCACGGAAGCCATACATTTTTGCAACAATCTTTAACAATACCAACTCACCAATTGGGAGAACAGACATGATCACTCTCTCAGCTGAACTCCAGCGAGGGATTGACAAACGGAAGATGGATATTGATGAGAATTGTGAGCTTGCAAACGGAATTGTCAAAGTTGATGCGGAAGTAATGAGTAAGGCAGACGCTCAGAGAATTCGATGGGAAACCAAAGGAATTATATGGGGGAAAGGAGTTGTCAATGGAGTTCAGAGAGAAACAGGAGGAACTCTTCCTCAGATGGTCTTTGACGACATGATTGACTCCCGATCTGAAATTGATAACATCATGGCTGCAACGTCAGCTTTCCGAGGAGAGCGACAAGGACAAGAGACAAAAGCTGGACGACTTGCTTTGATTCAACAATCATATCTTCGCCTTAACGAACTGGTTCAAGTTGTCGACTTTGCCTACCATGAAATGTTCTCTTGGGGAATGCAGCTCTCAAAGACACGATACACCGAATATCATTACTCAAAATGGATGGGTAAGGAAGGAGCTCGTGAAGTAATAGAGTTGATCCAAGATGACTTTGAGACAGGATCTGAAATCACCATCATTGCAGGCAAGACTCTACCAAAAGACGACGAATTCAAGTTTGAACAAGCTCAAAACGATGTAGAGAAGGGATATATCAGTCCAGTCGACTACCTTGAGATTGCTCAATATGACAATTCAAAAGAGCTTGCAAAGAATGCGGTGATGTATCAACAAAATCCAATGGAGGCAGTCGGAATTGGACAAGATGAGATGCCAGTCCCATTCACTCCAGGAACATTGACACCAGATCAGGTTGCAATGTCGGTCCCTCAAGAATTAATCCCACAACAATAATATGAGCCTTGCAAACAGATTAAATAAATTAATAGAAGGGCAATCATCAACTGAAAAGGGGATGGCAGTATTGAATTCTTATAAGAACAACAATCTATCAAAACCTCTTCCAGAATCCAAACCAAAGACAATCCTCATTGAAGGAAGAAAGAAATTGATCCCAAAGGTGGCTCCTGCAATAAAGCAGTATGGAGATAAGGGATATAAACCTTCAAATGGGATGGGAGTAGGAATGTAGTGTTGGGACCGCAATTGTCCTTAAACTATTAAAAGATAATTTGACCAAGCAACTCCAATTCAGTCGGAAGACCAAGTTGAGGAGGGGGCAGTCGTAAAATTATATGGATCCAGAATCAATTGAGGTCGTTGCCAGTGAAGAATCAGGGAATGTTCCTGCAGAAGCACCAAGTCAACCGACTGAACCAGCAGAAGTTCCAGCTGAACCAACGGAACCAGCAACACCAGCTGAACCATCTGAATCAGAACTCTATGAGCTTCCAGATGGAAGAAAGGTAGACGCAGCAACTCTTGCAACTGAATTTAAAGACAATTTCCTGCCTGAGTTTACGCGCAAGTCACAAGAATTGGCTCAGCTCAAGAATGTGACTCCCCCAGAACCACAACCTTCACAAAGTCCTTACGCTGATCCTGAATATATTCCTCAGTCATACGAAGAAATAATCAAGGCAGCAGAAGAAAGAGCTCTGCAGACATTCGAGAAGAGAGAGACAGATCGAGTTGCTCGCGAACAAGCGATTGAAACAGCAGTTGCAACCCAACTAGCTGAAGTAAAGAAGCTTGATCCAACAGTCAATGAAAATCAACTCTTCCTTCATGCGAATAAGTATGGATTTAGAGATCTATCCATCGCTCATCAAAACATGAAAGACATGAACCTCCTCGTTAAGAATGTTCAGAAACAAACCACTGAAAACATTCAAAAGCGACAAGATCCAGTTTCAGTCTCTCCTGGAGCGATCGGGGCAGCCCCAGATCCGTCAGCATTTGCTACAGCTCGCGACTACTTGCGGAGTATAAAAAATTAGTAGAAAAAATTAGTCCTAATCATTATGATTTTCAATGCAGCAGTCACGACAACAACTCGTGAATATATTATCAAGAAAGTGTTCGATCAAGTAACGACTGGAACTCCAGGTCTTATGACCTTCCTTTCGAAGCCAAAAGAGTGGACATCAGGAACAACCTACGAATTCCCAATCAAGTATGCAGATACTACAAATGGTGGAAACATGGGTATTGCTGATCGTCTTGATACAGATCGCCAGAACGTACGCGTTAAGGCATCTTTCAATCTCAAGGCAGCAAACAAGCCTGTAGTTGTAGCAATTGCTGAAACTACAGCAAACATGGGAGATGAGAAGATTGTTGATCTCCTCAATACAGAGTTTGATTCACAAGGTCAATCTCTTATGAATCTCATGGCACAAAACCTCTATACTGGAAACGGTACAGGAAACGACTGGGATTCACTTGCAAACGCAGCGTCAGACTCGACCCTCTTTGCAACATACGGATCACTCTCACGATCAACATACACAGCATGGAGTGGTTACTACCTCGCTGCTACTGGAGCTCTCACTCTTGCAAAGCTTGCAACAGCTGATGATGCAGTAACAATCGGAGTCGATAGCCCAGATCTCGCTCTTACAACCAAGTCACTTTGGTCTTCTTACGAAGCTCTCTTGACTCCAACTGTACGAGCAAACTTCTCAACAGCTGGTTACCCACGAATGAATGCATGGGGAGGAGTTCCTGCAACACCAGGACTTGGTGGACAGCAAGGATTCGTTTACCTTACATTCCGAGGTACTCCAATTGCGAAGGATGAGCAGGTTCCATCAGGAAAATACTTCCTCGTTAATACTAAGGGATTCGGATTCGTTGGTTTCAACTACGAAGATGAAAACATCATGACTGCAAACTTCAAGGCAACTTCAGATGCAGTACCAAGTGGTGTTCCTGGAAACGTAAAGTCAACTCGAGGATTCCAATTCCGAAAGATGATGAGTCCAGTTGATCAACTTACAAAGGTTGGTTACTTGATCTACGCAGGAAACTTCGTAGCAACAAACTGTCGTCTTAATGGAACACTTGCAGGAGCTTCTTAATAAAAAATAACGCCTTTGACCCCGGGTTGTGAACTTCGATTCACAACTACGGGAGAGGGTAAAAAAAGATTATGTATATAGAAGATTCAATTCCAGAAGTAAAATACAACAACTTTAAAACTCAGAAGGCTGCAACCTTTGAAAGTACAGTTGCTGTAACAGGAGCTTCTACCTTCACAGGTGTTGCAACCTTTAGTGCAGCTCCAGTCTTTAGTGCTGGAACTACGCGAGCCGTCAATATCAACGCTCTTGTGGGAGCAACGATTGTTCTTACTGCAGCAGATTCAGGTAGTGTAAATATTAATCGTTCTACATCAGGAACTCCATCTTGGACCCTTCCTACAAACGTAGCTGGTTTAAATTACACATTTGTTGTCGCAAGTACGACAGCCGGATTCACTGTTACTGGGGGAACAATCAAAGCAAAAACAAATGCAGCAGGTACTGCAATCTCTGGAACTACTTTGACTAATACTCAAGGAACGGCAGTGGTTGGAGATACAATTACTCTAGTTGCAGATGGAACTAATTGGGTTATGGTAGCTCAGTCAGGAATCTTTGCAGCAGCGTAACATTAATAAGAATTGCTAATTCAAATGGCTAAGGGCTAAGAACCCAAGGCTGAAAAAATTATGAACCAAATATCATTTCAGAACGCATATCAAACCATTACAGGACGTGGCGAATTCAAGCTTGGTCAACGAGCTTCTACACCAGACGGTCGTGAATGGCGATTTGTTACTTCAACAACACTTGCAAATGGAAACATTGCAGTGCCTGTAGCAGTAGCAAGTTCAGATCTCTACTCATCTTCAACTGACGGACAAGGACGAATTGTTTATGCAACTCGTGCTGCAAACTCACTTACAGTAGGTGCGTTTGAAGATGCAATTGGAGTTGTTGATGACGGTACAGGTGTTGGACAGACATTCAAGATCCGAACAAACTCAGCAACAACCTTTACTCTTTACCCAGAAACAGCACTTACTACTGCACTTGCAGTCGCAGACTCTGACCTTACCTACATTGGTATGGCGAACTGCCGAGTTGCTGCAGTAACCGACAAAGTTCAAATGACTCAAGGTGGTGCTCAAGTGGCATTCACTTCAGGTGATTATGGATGGCTTCTCCAACGTGGAGATGGTCGTGTACTCGCTGGTGAAGTACTCGTTGTTGGTAAGAGTTTCGTTTCAGGAGATGACACAACAGGACAAGTTCTCAAAGGCACTACTGCAAAGGGTGAATTTGATGAACAAACTCTTGGTTATGCTATCGTTGCAAACGCAGCCGCTGATCAAAACACACTTGTACGCTTCAACGTAGCGTAACGCTTCTGCCTCTCAATCTTGGGAGGCGGGGTGCGGGATACTACCGCGAGAGGAATGACAAAGCCTCTTTTATCAAATAACGAATTATGATGAATAATCCAATTCAAAATAATCCAAATGACTACAAAGTCGTCACCTTCCACAACAAGGAGACCTTTGCATTCACTCCTGATTTGGGCTCTATGTATGATGGACGCCCCATCTTTGGTACTTCAGGAGCGCTAGGCATTCAGCCTGGTGAAAGTGTCATGCTTCCTTATCACGTTGGTAATCTTCTTGCCCTCAATCTTGCCAAAGCGGCAATGACAAGGCGAGCTCCTGCAGTTGACCAAGCAGGGATCCCAACAGGCGTTCCTCTATGGGATGAAGTTAAGCTTGGTGCCCTCAAAGCATCATACGTAACTGAACTCTACGTAGAAGAAAAGCCAGCTATGGTTACCGAGACAGATCGTCTTATGGCCAAAGTTGAGGAATACAAAGCGATGGTAGACAAATTGATACCAAAGCAGGAAGAGACTGCTTCCTCTGATCCAGCCAAGGATCCTGAGAAGGAGCCAGAAAAAGATCAAGACCCAGCTACAACTGGTGGTACTGCTCCAAAGGCATACCAGGACAAAGCAGAGATTATTGCTGAACTCACAACACGTGGTATCAAACATGATCCTCGCTCAACTCGAGATGTACTAAAAAAATTGCTTGTAGACTAACGAAAGTTGGTGTGCAAAGACAATTTAATGAGGGTGCAAGCCCCTCCACCAATTATTATGGAAATTATTGAAATTGAACAAAAGAAAATGGATGCCTTGAGGGTTCTCTCTGAGACTAATTTAGAGATGAGCAAGGCAAAGGCATTGCTTTTAGAACTGCAAAAGAATGAAAGGGCGTACTTTAATGATAGAGAAAATCGTGTATCAGTTACGATACAAAAACTCATGGACGACAGTTCTGATGTGATTCGAAGTGCTACTGCTACATATGATGAGATAATGGCACTTTCAAAGGAGATTTCTGCGTTTGTGGACATTCTTGTGGATGCAAATACTCAATTTGATACCATTATAAGTGACTTCGAACGTAAAAAAGAGGAGTGGGATACAGAGGTCAAAGAAAAGGACAAACAAGTAGAGGAAAACAATAGGAAAATAGAGTCAATTCAGACAATCATAAAGAACGACAAAGTATCAATTTCAAAAGAACTGAAGAAACTGGAGGATAGGGTACGAATAGTAAGTGCACGAGAGGGTGACGTAGAGAGGAACCACGCACGAATAATGAGACAAGAGATAGACGTGGACACAAAACTGAAACTGATTAAAGCAGAGCAAAAGAGGAATGACGAGGAAAACAACGCATTACTTGCAAAGGAATCAGTAATCAAAAATCAGCAAGACCAACTGGATGAAAGAGAGAAAAACATACTGAGAAAGGAAAGAGCACTATCAAGCAAGTACGAAACATTGGAAAAGACATTAAAAGAAGTAATACATAAGTAATATGTCAGACATAGCACAAAGAGA